AAAAATGTATCATCAACCATACCATGACCATTAATCATACCAATATTTTTATCACTTAATAATTCTTCATCAACATTTACTCTCCTAGATGAACTAAAACGGGATAGAGTTGATAATGGTCCTGATTTTAAATCTGGTTCAGATTGTTGACTTGTCATAATAGATGGTTCTTCTTCTGCAATTTCAACCAGACCTTCGCCTTTGACAAATGAGCCACCCCTTTTATTCTTCTTCCTTGTCTTTTTATTCTTACGCTTATCTTTACGCCTGTATGTACGCCTATAAGAGTGCCTATTAATAAACCTACTATTCTTCTTAGACCTCTTCTTAAGACTTCTCTTTCTTGCCATTTATATATATTATATTTTAAATTTGATTTAAAACTACATTATCTCTATTAAATATAAGCGATGATTTTTGATTTACTAAACGATTTGAACCAGGATTGTCATTTCACTGATAAAATTAAAGAATCTAAATATATTGAAGGTAATGGTACGAGTACATCTGCAAATACACATACTCATGATCAGGTGAAAACTAACACTAATTCTACACCTACTCCTAATACTACGAATCACACAGTCAAACAATTTTACTATCCTACATTTATTAAATGTATCATTTCAGAGTTTGATCCGATGTATAGTAGTTTAGATGATCAAGAAAAGAAATTATATTTTTCAAAGAAAATTATGGAAATCTGTTCCAAAATTGATGAAGATGATAATAGTTTTAAAAAGTATCAGTTTCATAAATCTATGAAATCTCATAGTGTTCAGCAAGGATTACAGGTTCACGATAAGAAAATCAATCATATCTCAAGTATCTATTATCTGAATGAATATTATAAAAGACATTTTATCATCGTTCATCAAAATATTACCTATCATACATGTATCAAAAATTATCCTAAAATTTATCTAAGTTTTGAGAATCATAAAATTAAAGTAGTAAATACTTTATCTGATAAAGATTATCCAGAAATGAATCTTAAAATATTATTTGAAAAATGTAAAATCGTTGATGATGTGAAACGCGATATCAAAGGTATTTATAATTTATATTTAGAAGCAATTGGTAAATACAAAATTGATGATTTAAAAAAGATAGCTTTAGAATGTAATATTGAGTTAAAGGATAGTAAAGGTAAGAATAAGAATAAATCTGTTTTATATGATGAGATTAATCTGTATAAGCTGAATGAATGAATTAAATATTTATCTTCTTTTTAGATTTACGTTTACGCCTAGTAGTGTTTCTTTATTTATCTTATAATTACTCTTTTAACTATATATATTTCATTAATTCAAATTTTATAATTTAAAAAATTTGATTTTTTTATTCATTTAAAAAATATAACTTATATCTAATAATATAAATGAATATCTTAAGCACAAATCGGAAAGGCGGACCATATGAAAATACGAGAGAATTTTTAAAAAAATCTTTAGTGAACTCTCAATATGAATTAGAATGGATATATGGTTCGCATCCTCGGAATAGTTTGAAGAAACCCGAATTTTTAAGAGTTTTGGATTTCTGTAGGCAAAATTATAAATTTGTTGGAGAAAAGAATGATTTAGATATAAGATCACAATATGTTAAATTAGAAAAGAGTGGTCTAACTAATATACGCTGTAGTATTTCGGGTGTTCAGGGTATCAAGAAATATTGTAAAACAAATTCTATAGTAGATATTCCTACTGTATCTTTCATGAAGAAGACTTCTGTAAAAGATGATAAAAATCCATCCTTAAGTTTTAATCAGATTGTAAATACAGATTATAATTTCCGAATGAATCTGAAACAAGAAATAGTATTAGATATGGATGATCCCGATGTAATCAAGTTTAAAGATCAATTAAAGGATTCCTTAAAATATTATCGGTATAAGAAGAGATTTTCATTTAAGACGAATGATAATTTATTTCGGATTGATATTACAGCGGTGAAAAGTAATAGCTATAATCCTAAACGCAGAACATATAATTTAGCAAAGAATTTAGTAGATTCTCGTATTTTAACGGGTAAGGAAGTTTATGAATTAGAAATTGAATATATAGGATATCATAAAGTAAATGGTGAATATCCGATTGTAGATTTTTCAAAGCGAGTTTTTAGTGATTGGGATAAACAGACAATGTCGGAAGAAGATTATGCGGCACAGATAGCATTATCAACGAATATTGATCCGTCTGGTTTTACACCGGGAGGATCAAATTATTATCTCGGTGATACAAATGATGGATATGGTTTCTTAAGTGAATACGATAGTATTGATGTTGATAGTGAACCTGTAGAAGATATTGTTTTGGAATCCAAACCCACGATGAATACGCCTTGGGCAAAGGCAGCGAATCTAAAGGGCGACCCAATGAATTTAATCTATATGTATCATTGGTCTCTAGATAAGAATTGGTTCTTATTCTGGTTAGTTAAAGATAATGATAAAGAAATTTTATTTGATGGTATACAAGAAAATTTCACAGGAGATTACGAAGAGGCACCCGAAAATACGGATTATATAAAATATACTATTTATCCTCCTCCTTCATCTGAAGATACGATTAGGATTCAGGAATACGATGATATTTACAAGACTAAATTAAGTGAAGGTTTTGATGGTACATTTTATGTTCCCTTTCAGTTTATTTATGGTCTAGATGATAAAGCAGATACAGAGTTAAAGGCGGGTGCTAATAAACCGTCTTGGGCTCCTAAAAGTAATAGTAAATTAACAAAAGATAATAGATTTCTAGATTGTATCTCTTTTAGATACGGTGAGATCATTGGTATATTACTTAGTGAGATCAATGAAACAAGACTTATAGTAAGTAATCGTAAAAGCAATGATATTTTAGAAGGATATAAAACATTAACAGAACAAAATTCAGAATATATTAAGTTTATAGGTCCCCAACCCGTATCTATGAGTCTAGAAATGTTAAATTCAGATAATCCTCATGGTATTTTAAATGGCTATGTTGTTACCGAAAAGGCGGATGGTATCCGTGCTGAATTATATATTGATCTAAATAGTGAGGGTTATTTAATTACTCAGAAAAAAGAAATCATTTATACCGGCCTAAAATTTAAGAATTATAAAAATTGCATCTTGGATGGAGAGTATATTACAAAGGACCGATCGGGAAAAGATATCAAATTATATATGATATTTGATATCTACTATATGGATAATGGTGAATATCCCAATCATCCATATACTTTTCCCTGGTTAAATAAAACAGGACTACCCTCACGTAATAAAATACTGAATGATTTTCAGCAAAACGTTGAGATTGAACCGAGTAGTTTATCTGATCTTAGGGGGGGTATTTATAATATGGGCTGGGGAGATGATAAGAATATTCAATTGAAGGATACAATACGCATCGGTTATAAACGATATTATGAAGGTCCGAAAGCACTGAAGAAAGATAAAAATGATCCATCTATTTATACTAATTTAGGTGGTATTGGTAAGGTCAGTAAAAAGATTCTAGATTTAGATACAAAGGATAATTATGAATATAATATTGATGGTTTGATATTCATGCCGATGAATTATCCTGTATCCTCTAGTAGTGAAAGTATTGTCGTAGATAATATTGGTGTAACATGGTATCAAAATTACAAATGGAAACCACCTGAAGAAAATACGATTGATTTTCGGATAGAATTCGTGAAAGAAGAAACTAAAAATACAAATAAAATAACAAGTTTTACGAAGAATAATAAGATTATTAAATGTCAGCAGGTTAAATTATATGTTGGATATGATGTAAATAAAGATACAACAACAGATTTCACTTGGAGAATCATGGGTTATGATAATCGCAAAAAAAATGAAATCTTATTTAATCCATCATCCGAAAAGAATAGTATTCATATCTGTAATATCCCATTAACAAACGATAAATTAATATGTTTCAAAGACAAAACTATACTTCACGATAGAGGAATTTATGAAATGAGATATGAACCTAAGAATCCATTTGGTTATCAATGGATACCTCTTAGAGTGAGAGATGATAAAACCAGACCCAATGATAGTTATACAGCAGATAATGTATGGGCAACGATTCAATATCCAGTGACGAAAGCATATATCACAGGCCAAGATTTAACAACGATAGATTTTAAAGAAGAAAAAGAAAAGAGTGATTATTATGTTGAAGATCCTAATTCTTATGCTGATATTCCACTCAGAGAATTTCATAATTATGTGAAAGATAAACTTATTCGTAGTATTTCGTCTCTTGGTAATAAATCTATTACAATATTAGATACGAGCATTGGTCGGGGTGGCGATATAGATAAATATCTGAGGAGTGAAAATAAGATAGACTTCTTATTAGGATTAGATATCTCAAATGATATTAATAAAGCAGCGAAAAGATATTATCTGAAAAATAATAAGAGTAAAGCCTTATTCTTACAATATGATACGAGTCAATCTATTAAAGGTGGTGAAGGATGTGTTGGAGATCATATTGCCAGAAATAAATTATTAATAGATATTCTATATGATAGACAGAGAGCTCTACCAAAAGAATTAAGAACTCTTGTTCCTAAATATAAGGGTCTCTGTAAAAAAGGATTTGATATTGTTTCCTCTCAATTCTCAATTCATTACTATTTCAAGGATGAATTTACATTGAGAACTTATATTCAAAATATTTCTGAAAACATTAAAAAAGGAGGTCATTTCATTGGTACTTGTTATGACGGCATGAAAGTATTCCAACGTTTAGAGAGTTTAGAAAATAATCATTTAGAAATGATAGATGAATTTGGTAATAAAGTCTTTAGTTTAACTAAGAAATATGAGATAGATGATTTCACTTACAATAAAGATGATATAGAGAAACTCTTTGGTCAAGAAATAGATGTTTATATGAATAGTATCGGTCAAACGATTCCAGAATATTTAGTGAATTTTCAACTATTCATTGAAATAATGAAAGAATATGATTTAGTTTTAACTAAACCAGATGTGAAGAAAGATTACAAAGGTTTCTTTGATAGCAAAGATTTATCTTATATGGATGGCTTAGGTGGTTTTGAGAAAATGATTAATAATTTAGATCAATTATATTCCAAAGATTTATCATTGAAGCAATACTTCCCAGAAGCGTTTGGATTACTCAAAGAGAAGAATAAATTATTACGTGAGTTAAGTGGATTCAATAATTGGTTTATCTTTCAAAAAGTTTAATTATTCTCTTTCTCTTAACCATAGATTAAAAGCCCATTTCTCACCTTTAATGATAGGTAATCCAGCATGTCTTGATTTCTTATTTAATGATCCATCATCATTAACATTGTTAAAAACCACCATTCTACCTTTTTTAGGTGAAACTTTGATTGTTCCATTGTACTCGTCTAAACTATCAAATCCGGTTTCACCTCCTTCTTCAACATCATTTAAATAAACTAAAACAGTTCTTAACCGATTACCTCTTTCTTTAGTAAATTTTTCATATTTATCGGTTTCTTCTTTATCATATGCGTCATAATGATATTTATATTCTTCGCTTTCAAAGTAATGAATTACTTGAAAACTTTCAAAGCATCTATAATTACATCCTATTTTTTTAGCTATTTTTTTAGCGATTTTTAATGTTTCTGGATATGCATCAAGAGTCATCCAATAACTAGAATTAGTTCTTCCTTTATATTTACCCGGTCCTAAACCCTTTTCTCCGTCCATCATACTAACGCCAGCCATCTTTAGATTTTCTTTGGAAGCATTGATAATAAAATTACATTCTTTATCGGTTAAAAAATTATCAATTGTATAAAGATAGGGATCGTTGCAGATAGTATTCATTATAAATTCTCTATTAAATTTTTTTATGATCGTTTAACTTATCAAAATTTGATACGTTATGTTACTATTCAGTACTAAAAATAAGATCTTAATGGAGCGTCTAGCATCTTCTGAAGAAGATTCTATTGTCCTTGATGGTCCAAAGAACCATCGTTTGCGCGAGTTCTTCAATCGGGAACCTTGTTTAGCGAGAGGTATTGTGATAATAGTATTCTTGATTGTTTTTGTAATTGTCTTATCGGTAACATCGTACGTTGAGGGAACCAATGCTTCCTTGATTATGAGAGAATCCAAGCGTTATTATACATGTGGTGAAGGAGAATTCGGTTGCTGTGAGATTTATTTTAAATGTACTGATA